CAACAGCCAAAACCCGTGCTGAAGAGTTAGGACAGGGCATCAGGCCATACATATCAATATACACCCCGGAGAATGTGCCAGATTGGGAATACACCCGGTCAGAATCAGGGCGGTTTACCCTGAGCCGGTTAGTTGTGCTGGAGGGTGCCGAGGGTGATATTCGGTATTACAGGGAATGGACACCGGAACAGGTCAAGCTAATCAAAGAGGATGGCGACAGCGAGACAGTAATCGAAGATAAGCCAAACCCGTTGGGGCGTATTCCAGCGGTGTGTTTGTATAGCCAGAAGTCCACAGTAAGGGGCGTGGGTATTAGTGACCTGAGCGATGTAGCGGACATCCAGAGGGCCATATATAACGAACTGTCAGAGATCGAGCAACTTATTCGGATCAGCAACCATCCATCATTGGTGAAGGGCGCAACCACGGACGCATCAGCAGGGGCAGGGTCGGTTATCACTAAAACAGACGATGACGAGGTTAATCCATACCTTTTGCAACCCAGCGCAGCATCATTGGATGGTATCCGCAACTCAATAACTGATAAGGTCGAGGCGATTAACAGGATAACACATATCGGGGCGGTACGAGCCACGGAGAAGAAAGTTAAATCAGGGGTTGCACTTCAGACCGAATTTCAGTTGTTGAACGCCAAACTCAGCCAGAAAGCCCGGCATTTAGAATTAGCCGAGGAGCAGCTATGGGGTATTTACGCAACATGGCAGGGCTTGACCTATGACGGCACGGTTGAATATGCCGACTCATTCGATTTACGGGATGTATCCAGCGAGTTGGCGTTATATCAGTCAGCATTGACAACTAACACCGGCTCAACTACTTACAAAAAAGAAGTTCTGAAAAATCTTGCTCGGCTGGTAACAGTGGAAGAGATGCACGAAGCTATTGCCAAAGAAATAGATGGCTCGGTGGTGACTCTTGGCAAGTTTGAATAAATACATCGAAAAGCACGATTTGGTTCTGGACAAATTAGAGCGGAACCAGTTGGAGTCGCTGGAGAAAGTTCTGCATCGGCTGGAGCGTGATATTGTTTCGGTCACGAATAAGGGGCTGACCGTTCTGGATGGGAAAGTTGTTCAAGAGGTAGCGGATGCGCTGGCTCTCAGGCGTGAATATATGACCATTCTGGAGCAAGATTTTCTCGGCTGGGCGCATAAATCAATAGACGGCTATGAAAAGGCAGTGGAGCATACTCACAATTTCCTGCATGATAAAGGTGTGTTGGAACTGGGGTTTTTTGAGGCAGACCGGACGACATTAAAAGGGCTGAAGCAAATGACCTTCCAGGGGTTCAGTTCAATCGCAAATGAGTATCTGGATGTGATGGCGAATGGTGTATATCAGGCGACCCTGACAGGCGCACCAGTTGACGAGATGACGCATAAACTCCGGCAGTCGATTAATGGGGTATATATCAACTCAAGCGAGGACGAGGCCCAGGAATTAGTTGAGTTCGTTAAGGGTAACAAATTCAACCCTGCAATGGAAGCGCAGGTCACTGAGGCGGTGGATAGATTACATGCCATATATGCTCGTGACCGGATCGGGCGTAATCTGAGGCGGTACGCTTCACAGATGGCACATGATTCGTTGATGCAATTTGACGGGGCTTACACCAAGACACTGGCAGACGAGGCAGGGCTGGAGCATTTCTACTACTACGGCTCCATTATCAGGGACAGCCGGGAGCATTGTGTAAGGTACGCTGGCAAGACGAAAACCGAGGAAGAATGGCGCAAGATATGGGAACAATCATGGGGTGGCAAAGCTCAGGGTGATATATTCGTGGTCAGGGGCGGTTATAGGTGCCGTCATCATTTCATGGCGGTGAAACCAGAATGGACAGGAGGGGACTAATGGAAGAGGAAAAACAAGAAGTTGAAGAGCAGACCTTCACACAGGCCGATATTGACAAGGCGGTTAAAGAAAGGCTGGGCAGGGAAAAGCGCAAGTTCGAGAAGAAGCTGGATGGGGTTGATCTGGACGCTTACCGTGAATGGGAGATGAAGCAGGAACAGGCAGAGATCGAAAGGAAGGCCGAGCGAGGCGAGTTTGAATCCGCATTAAAAGACATGGCGCAGAAGAAAGACGCAAAGATCGAGGCGTTAAACAGCCGGTTACATGATATTCAGGTTGATGGTGCCATTTTAACAGCAGCCAGCCAATTCAAAGCCATAGCACCACAGCAGGTAGCCAGCCTTTTGAAGAACCAAGTAGTTTTGAACGAGTCTGGCGGTGTGGATGTTATTGAAGATGGCGCAGTGAAGTATGGCGAGGATGGCGAGGCGCAGACCGTTAACGGGTTGGTTAAATCATTCTTAGAGAGCAACCCACATTTTGTGCAAGCCACACCGTCAGGCGCAGGGTCGGGTGGTAATGTTGGTGGGAGTTCACTCAAACCGAAATCGGTTAGTGAAATGTCCATGGCTGAGTATCGGGAACACCGCAAAACGGTAGGCCGTTGACATAACAAGCCAATGATGGTATAATGTCGCATAATACGGTGAAGTAATGCCGGGAGCCGAACCGAAGGGCTTAAAACTACGGGTAATTTGACAGAGGGCATATCTCTGATGGATTGCCCGTTTTTTAAATCTTTTTAAGGAGGCCCAAAATGGCATCTACTACTACCGCAACTCTTGATGATTTGTTCGCCAATATCATCAAAGAGGCAATCTTCACCGCTCAGGAGCAGTCCCTTGTTCGTGGGCTTGTAACTACCTATGACATCGCAGGGGACGCAAGCAAGACTCTCCAAGTCCCTATCTACCCGAATGTTGCTGCTGCTGATCTGACTGAAGGCACCGACATGACCTCCACCGCTGTTTCAACTTCCAGTGTGACTATTACCGCTGCTGAAGTTGGTGTTCAGGCGGTACTTACTGACCTTATGTCTCAGTCAACTGCCCGTGATGTGGCTGGTGATCTGGGCAAGGTTCTGGGCGAGGGCGTGGCGAAGAAAATGGATGAGGATCTTATTGGCCTGTTTGACGGTTTCTCAACTTCACTTGGCGGTGCTGGCACTGAGATTTCAGCAGCGTATTTCCACAACGCAATGAGTCGGCTCAGGGCTAATAACGCACCGGGCAACGCTGTTGCTGTAATCCATCCATACCAGGCTTATCAACTTCGGTCTGTATTGACCCAGACCTTTTCCGGTGCTAATAACACCCCAACAGGTAACGAGGCAATGGCTAACGGCTTTGTCGGCACCTTGGCTGGGATTGACATATACGAGTCAGCGAATATTACCGTGGATGGCACTGATGATGCTAAGGGCGCAGTGTTCACTCCAGCGGCTCTTGGTCTGGCAGTGAAATGGGACATCAAGGTTGAGCCGGAGCGTGATGCATCAATCCGGGGCTGGGAACTTAACGCAACCGCCTGTTACGGTGTAGGAGAGTTGGTTGATAGTTATGGTGTAGAAATGTATTTTGATGCGGCTATCTAATGAATACCATCACACTGTATTATAAAGACGGCACAGAGCTTACTTATAATCGTGTATTCGCAGAGGGCAACCCGGACTTGTTGAAAAAGAAAGGGTTGTCCAAAACGAAGCCCCGTAAGAAAGCGAAGCCGAGGAAGAAATAATGGCGATGTCAACCGATACAGATCTGCTGGCGTTGATGCCAGATGTCCTTGAACTTGGCATTGACTCGTTCACCTTGGATCATTCCAGGGCGCAAGCGGATATAGAGCGACAGCTTAGGGTGGATTGGTGGAATAGCACCGGGCGTTCAGGAGAAATGAACACCTCATTGCTAACCGAGAGCCAGTTCACCCGTGCTTGTATATATCGGGCATTGGGTTGGTATATCCTGCCGAAATTGGCCAAATGGCAACCGGACGACAGGTTCACCGCCATGATGGATCATTATCGGTCTGAATATGCTGACGAGATGGCGTTTATTCTTCAGGATGGTGTGGAGTATGACGCAGACGATGATGGCGTGATTGAGATCGTTGAGAAGTTACAAACTCATTTCGCAAGGTTACAGCGTTGATTGTCACTGACAATATAGGCGATGTTACAAATGGCCTCAAGTTGGATCATTCTGGCGTAGAGCGGAAGATCGCCAAGGGTGTGGCGCAGGTAGCTGAACATGCCAAGGCGATTATTAAGCTCAGAACAGCCGAAGGCAAGTCGGTTTCAGGTGGCAATTTCAAGCCGTACTCTAAGGCTTACGCTATTTTCAAGGTTAGAGAAGGCCATACTTCATGGCCTAACCTTATGTTTTCAGGCGAGATGATGGGGTCAATGACCCATAGGGCAGGTGGTAGGCGTGGCAGGGTGTACTTCGGTCGCAAGAACGAAGCTAACAAGGCGATGTGGAATCATAAAGACAGGCCATTTTTCGCCATTAACCCAAAAGAAGAGCGGCAACTCCAGCGCACCTTTGAGGAGGTCTTAAATGAGCGTTAGGGAGTCCATAGCCAGTAACTTGATTGCCACCCTAAACGGGATCAGCACACTGAAAAAAGTAACCCGTGACACTTTCGATTTTGAGAAATTATCGAACCATCAGTTCCCGGCTGTATGGGTTCAGTCCGGGTCAGAATCACGGGAAGATGTAACAATCGGGACATCCACTCGGCACGGCAATATCAATTATGAACTTGTAGGGTTCGTTAAGGGCAGGAGTATCGACACAGCCCGAAACAGCCTGATTGAATTAATAGAAGAACAGCTCGACATAGACCGGACACGGGGCGGTAATGCCCTTGATACACAGGTGGTCAATGTTGAGACAGATGAAGGAACACTGGAGCCAATAGGCGGCATCAGATTAACAGTCCGGGTCTTATATGAGTTCACCCGTGGCATAGTATAGGAGAAATATCATGGCAACACATAAAGGCTCGGAAGGAGTCGTCAAAATTGGTTCTGATTCAGTTGGTGAATGCAAATCATGGTCATTAGATACATCAGCGGATTCCCTTGACATTACCACAGTTGGCTCGACATCGAGATTGAGAACCACTGGTTTACTGTCCTGGTCAGGTTCGATTGATGCGTTCTGGGATGAAACAGATACCGCACAGAGTGGAATGGGCGCAGGTTCGGAGATTACCCTGAACTTGTATCCGGAGGGCGCAGATACAGGTGACACTTATTTTACTGGTGCTGCCGTAGTGACGGGTGTCAGTAGGTCGGGGTCAGCGGAGGGCTTGGTTGAGGTGAGCTTTACCTTTGAGGGCAATGGTGATCTGACCGAAACCACCGTGTGATAATTTAATTGGAAGAGGGGAATATGTCAGAGCAAGGCGATACCATCTTATCGGAGATGGCGAATCATTTCAAAGCGAAGAAAGTCAAAACGACAACTGTCCCCGAATGGGGCGATGTTACCATCTATGCCAACCCTGTCAGCGTTATGGATGCTCAGCGGATTGCAGGGTTCCAAGATAGACCGACCAGCCAGATCGGTGAGGCGGCTATTGATACTCTAATCTTGTTGGCCCGGAACAAGGATGGCAAGAAACTTTTCACGAAAGCACATAAGCCCAAAATGTTACGGAGCAGCGATTTTTCTATCTTGGCTCGTGTCGTGGCGGCCTTGGTGGAAGACATAGGTACAGAAGTGGATGACCTCCAATCGGACTGAGGCAAGACCCGACACGGTACGCAGTGTTTGCAGTTGCTGAAATGTTGGGTCAGCCACCACATGAAATTGAGAAGTGGTCGGTAGTAGAGTTCAGAGAATTCATCGCATACCTGAAATTAAAAAAAGAGTACGAAAATGTCTCGTGATGTTCAAATAAAAATAACCGCAGTTGACAAAACCCAGTTGGTGTTTGGACGAGTTGGACGGCACCTGAAGACTTTGGCCAGGGATACCAAGGTTATGGCAACACAATTCAGAGGCTTAGGGTCTGCAATGGCTTCTGTTGGTCGGAAAGCGTCAGTTATGTTTACCGCCATGAGTGCTGGCGGTGCGGTGGCTGGCACACACATGGTTGGGGTTGCAGCATCATTTGAGCAGATGGAGTTGAAGCTCAACGCCCTAACGAAGGGCAAGGGTAAAGAGACGCTCCAAGCTATCAATCAGTGGGCGTTAGATATGCCTGTCAATACACAGAAAGCTGTTGATGCGTATGTGACAATGATGGCGATGGGGCTTGACCCGACACTGAAGAAGATGACCACATTGGTAGATGTTGCAGCCATGATGGGCGAGGACGCATTGCCGAGAGTCTCCAGGGCATTGGGCCAGATGGCGACTTTAGGCAAACTGTCTGCCGAGGAACTTAACCAGTTGTCCGAAGTGGGTATCAATGCACGGAAATATCTTAGCGCAGCGTTTGGCGGGACAGTCGAGGACATCCAGAAGCAGGGCATTGCAATTAACGATATTATCGAGGTTATCTGGCAAGGCTTAGATCGAGATTTCGGTGGTTCCGCAATAGCAGCCATGGGGTCGTGGCAGGGACTAAAGGCGACATTTGTCAGCTATGTGACCGAGATAGAGAGGGCCGTTATGAATGCCGGGGTATTTGATGCGATGAAGGGTGCGTTGGCAGGGATTAATGCCGAGCTTCAGTTGTGGCTTGCCAATAATCAAGAGTGGATCAAACAAGATGTGCCAGAGCATCTGGAGAAGGTCAAAAATAAACTAACAGCATTATATACAG